TTTCAAACCACCGCGATGCTGTGCAAGGGCTCGAAGATGATGAAAAGGGTGTCGCTATTGCCGACACCCTTGGCGGGGCTCAAAAGATTCAGACGATTTCCGAGTCCGGCCTGTATGCCTTGATCTTCAAATCCCGCAAGCCGGAGGCGAAGGCTTTCCGCAAGTGGGTGACCGGCGAGGTGCTGCCTGCGATCCGGCGCACGGGCGGGTATGCGGTGCTCACCGGCATCGGCCGCATCCAGCAGGTGCTGGAACTGGCGATCTGCGATCTCTACGAGGGCCGCATGTCGGTGGAGAAGGCCACGGCCATGGCTGGGCTCGTGGGCCAATACTACCGCAATGGCTGGAAGCTGGGCCAAGCCACCGAGACCACCCAAGCCCTCGAGGTGCTGGACGGGGAGCACAAGGAATTTTCCGCGTTGGTGGCAGCTCTCTGGAGCCGCGACCAGGATAAGGAGTGGAGCAGCCTGGAGATGCGGCAAGTGGCCGTGGCTGAGGGCCTCTTCTCCCCATGGCTCAAGACCAAGACAATCCTGAGCCCCTCCATCGCCTCCCGCTTCGGCCTGCTCTGTGACCGGCAGTGCAGCAAGGCCTTCGACGGCATCCTCTTTCAACGCCACGGCAAGAACCGCGCCCGCGTCTTCACGCTCACCCAACTCGCTCAACCCGAATGAAAATCGCCGACCTCCAAAAAATCTTCGTCGATGCGGACCACGCGGCCGAGCACGCCTCGGTGCTGTGGGATGCCTCGCTCGAGGAGGCTTATGCCGCCCTTCGTGACGCGTCGGCGGCCTGCCTCACGGCGCGCGGGCAGGATTCCCTCGTCGCCAAACTCCAATCCAACTCCACCCACCAGCCGACGCCGGTATGAAACGCCCAAGGCAATTCCTCTGCGAGGTCATCGACCCCGTGCGCGGCATCATCCGCTCGATCATCACGGCCTGCGGCTTCGGAGATGCCAAGACCAATTTTTTCAAAACCCACGGCATTCAAGCCACCCACATCACACCCACAAAACAATGATAGATCCAAACGACCCCGCAGCCGTATGCCGCAGCATCGGCTATTTCATCCAATACCTCACCACCATGCTGCCGCTCGTCGGCCTCGCATGGGCAACCTGGAGGCTCGCCCGATGAGATACTGGGCAATCGACACCGAAATCGAAGGCATCAACCTGGGAACCAAGAGCGTTTTTGGTCCGTTTCCGACCCGCAAGGATGCCGATGCGTTCATCTGCCGAGATTTTAAGAACTGGTGGCAGGAATCCGATGTGCCTCTCTGCAACCGCGATGCTCAGGCGTCTGGTGCGTGGATCATTCTTGAGGAAAAAGCCGTGGTCCGTCCGGTCGGCATCCACCAAGTGAAAGTCCAACTCGTGGAGGCCTCCAAATGAGCGCCATTTTTGCCCTCTGCATCGCCGCGCTCACGCTGGGCTCCTGCATCGCCTCCTACTACCTCGGACGCGAGAGCATGCGCTCGGACATCCGAGATCACCAAGAACGCCGCCGACGCTGGCAGGAATGGGAGGACCAAGACTAATGAACCTCATCGACCTGCCCGAGTGCCAGCAAGGCACCCTCTGCAACATCTGTGGCGATGGTGACGGCCACACACTGGCCGATCTGCAAGACCGCGACCTCGGCCCCCTCTGCCACGAGTGCTTCGCCCACGCCCTGCGCGCCACGGTGGCCCTGCGCTGGGCCGCCGCGACCACACAGCCACCCAACTTAAAACTTAATCCTTAAAACTTAAGACTTCGACCCATGACCCTCTCCGCCCACCTCGCCGCCGCCCGCCGTCACCTCGCCGCCGTGGACCGCCTCGCCCGCAGGCCATCCACCCCGCCGAAACGCGAAACATGGCCCCCGCAGCCCCCCGCCGGCGACCGCTGGTGCACACCGGAGGAAGTCGCGGAGGCATGTGCCGAGTTGCGCAAGCAGCTCAGGGATTAACCACAGAGGACACGGAGAACACGGAGGAGCAGGAAATGAAGCCCACGCCGCAAGAACTCGAGCAGGAAGCCCTGCTCCGAAACTGGCTCGACGGCCTCGAGCCGCTCAAGCGCGAGGAGGTATCTGCCGCCCTCGAGCCCGTCGCCGCTCTGCCCACGGTGGAGGATGAGTATCTGGAGACATTCCCCGACCCCGATCCATTCGATGTAGACAAGGACGAGTGGAAACTGGCCGAAAATCTGAACCTCGGCCTCGAGGAGGCCACCCGCGTGCTGGAGTGGCACCAAGTCGCCGTGGCCCGCGAAGTGGACTGGGCCAAAGCCGAGCAGCTCAACCTCATCGTCTCCTTCCTGATCAAGCCGACCAAAAACCTCCGCGCCCTGGTGCGCGCCCTCGCCCTGGCAACCGGCCTCGCCGAACTCAACGGCACCCACTCCCAAGCCGAAGTAGCCCGCGAACTCGGCGTAACCCGCTCGCTCATTTCCTACTATGTCACCACTTGGGCCGACCTCCTCAAAATCGGCGTCTTCAAATTTCGCAAGGCCTCCAGCTCACGGGAGATCTACCGCGAAGCAGCAAAAACCTCGTGGGCAAAACGAAAGGCATAAATGAAAACGAAAAATGAATCGGAAGAAATGGCGCTTTCCTTTGGAAGGCAATCAAAACAATCAAAAGTAGAGCGGTATAAGTGGACAACCAAAGACTCGCCTGGGGAGTATCAACTTATTGATAAAAACTTGTTACTGATTTCCCCTGAATATCAGAGGGAAAAGGTAACTCTGGATAAGGTGAGAATGGTAGCCCAAGACTGGTCATGGGTTGCCTGTGGAACAATAACTGTTGGCCTCCGGGCAGGCCAATACTGGGTCATCGATGGCCAGCACCGGGTGCTTGGGGCAAAGCGCAGAGCTGACATAGAATGCCTCCCATGTCTTGTTTTTGATACCTACACGGTTCAAGAGGAAGCTAAGGGGTTTTTAAATGTAAACACTGGCCGCAAACCGATCACCAGCATCGATAAATTTCGCGCTGCTCTTGCTGCCGACGATGAAATTGCAAGATTCGTTCAAGAAACATTTAACGAATTGGGCGTAGTAGCTAAAGCGACTGCAAATAATCCAAAGGAGATAAAGGCCTTAGATTGGGCAATAAAACGCGCCACAGAGAATAGGGTCGCTTTTTCACAGGTCTTATCCATGGCCGCTGAACTCTGTGAAAGCATGCCGATACAAAACATCCTTCTGGACGGGCTTTATTACATTCATACCCATACTTCTGAAACGATTTACGATAAACGAATTTATCAAAAAATAAAGAAAATAGGGGCAAAAGGGCTTGTCGATGCGGCAAAGCGAGCCTCGGCATTTTTTGTATCAGGAGGCTCTACCGTGTGGGGCACAGGAATGTTGGAAGAAATTAACAAGGGTTTCCGCGAAAAAATTGCTTTTATCAAATAACTAAAACGAAAGGCATAAAAAATGACAAGAAGATTAGCAGACATGACAGATGATTACGATGAATTGGTAAAAGATTACCAAGTAACATCTACAGCCGCAGCTATTTTAATTTTAGCAGACGCTATTACCAGTTTAGGTAACTGCCCGTTCCAGCCAGCTATGCATGAATTTGGGCATGAATTAGCATTATCATTAAAAAATGTTTTAAAAGAATCAGTTATTCAAACTGAAACTGAAATAAACGGAAATTTAGCCGTTACCGTTGAAAAACTATGACCAACAACGAACTCACTCTACCGGAAGGGCTCTGCACATTTTCACGCGGGTCCCTTGTATTTACACGCACCCCGACCCAAGAGGAATGGGAGCAGATCGGCCGCTATGTCCACGCGGCTCGAGGATCCAGCCTGCGATGGATGGCCGACTGGCGAATGGAGGGCAGGCGGCAATTCGGCGACTCCGTGGTGGAATCTGCGGAGAAGCAGTTGGAATTTGAATTTAAAGACCTAAAGGCTGCCGAGGCCCTGGAGAAACTCGATGGTGTGCACCCCGCCGCGCCTTCGGATGCCCACGCCTTCGTCGCCGCGAAGCTCTGTAAAGACTCCTACGAAGCACAGGATTGGCTCGAAAAGGCCCGAAACGAAAACCTCACGCCCGTGGAGCTGCAAAACAGCATCAAGGCCGGAGAGATCGTGCGCGAAGACCAGGAAGAGAAGCCCCGCCTGAACGCGAACGACCGCAGCGTGGGCCTCGTGACGATCGAGGGCGTCCACATGCAATTCAACCTCTGGCTCAAAAAAGTGCGCGAGGACGATGGCTTCCCTACCGAATGGGACGCCCGCCGCCTCCGCATGGTCCGCGACCTCCTCGCCCCGATGGCGGAAATCCGCAGCGACATCGGCGTGATGATTTTGGAAAAGGGGGGAGAGGTATGAGCTACCGAAACAACCAAGCCATAATCATCTCCAAGCTGAGGGAATACAATCAGTGGCGTAGGGGAGATGACGAAATCAAACAGCCAGATCCTTTTGAGATCGGTGCATACATAGACGACATCTGCGACATCGCTGAAAATCTAGAGCGCCAACTCGACGAGGCCAAGGAGGATGTCAGCACGCTGCAAGACATTAAACGAAAACATGAGCATGAAGAGTTGGTCGCAGCGCAAGAGAATGACCGACTAAATCGCGAACTCGACGAGGCGAGGGCAAGGCTTCACCCGGATCGTGCATTGGAATGGCTGCGCGTTCATTACCAATCATGGTTCGGAGATCGCACGGAGTGGAGCGACGATATTGCAGATCGCTTTTACAAAGACACGGCAACGCTGACTTTGTTTTGCCAGAATTTTAAATTCTCCAAGGAGGCCGCGAAATGAGCCGCCATCCCCGCACAGATGACATTGCGCGAGGCAACCATGTGGTGCCTGTAGAATTTGCGCAAGAGATGGAATCAGAGCTCCTGACCATGAGTCGCCTCTGCGACCACCTCGCATTCTGCGCAAAGCACGAGCCGCTCTGGCGGTCGGTGGACGAAGACATGCCGGACGACGACCAGACAGTGATCCTCCACCTCCAAGGAGGCGAAGTCTGGACCGGCTTCCACGATGCTGGCCAGTGGCGATTCGTCTCGGCCGATCCGATCAACGAGCCCGTCCTGCACTGGATGCCATTCCCCACTCCACCCGAGCTATGATGGATCAAGACCGGCTTTATTTTCCCTGCGAGATTGCCGAGGTGATCGGCCTATCTCTGCGGGAGATCGCTTATATGAAGGCTAAAGGCTGCCCCTTCTACGGCCGGAAGACGACGGTGCGGTGGGTGCGTGATTTTATAGCCCGGCAGGCGGGGGCACCAATGCCGCAGCCGCCTGAGCATCCGCAAAATTCAGCCGCGAGTAGATCAGGTGGACGAGACGAGTGGAGTGGTTTGTCAACCGCATCGCTTGCGACTCGCTGAGCCCAGCCCTGTGACATCGAGTAATGAATGAGACGCGCAATGAATGGGAGGTGGCTCCGGTGGCTGCCTTGAGAGTTTTATTGAACTGGCGGTTGTGCTCTCCGCTCTTGTCGAGTGGCGGGGTGGTGCGGTCGCGCTTGTCGAATACGGCCTTGAGATGCGAGGCGAGTGTGTCGGGCAGTGGGACGCAAAAGCGTTTGCGCGGGTCGGTATCGTCACGCTTGGAATCCACGAGAGTGACCATCTTTTTCTCAAAATCCACGGCATCGCGGCCAAGCTCAGACTCGGAGAATCGGCAGCCGAGATGCGAGCAGATCTCGAAGGCGGTGAGCATCCACGCGGCCCCGCTGCGCTCGGTGAATGCGGCGCGCGCGGCAATGAAGTCCTCGGGAGTGAGCTCCTTTTTTACCTTTGCCGCTTTGCGGGGAACCTTCGCCAGGGCGAGGGGATTTTTCTCAGTCAGCTCACGGCGCATGGCCTCCTGCATGATGCTGGAGAAAAACTTGATCTCGAGGCGGGCGGTATTCTTTGAAGCGCCCTGTGCCGTGCGCCAGTCCAAAAAATCCTGCACATGCTCGAAGCGGACGGCTGCCGGATGCCTGACCCGCCGCAATCTCTGCCACTCGACGATCCTCGCCCAGGCGAGCCGATACCGCTTCACCGACCTCTTATTCGTGTAGTGCCGCTCTATGAACTCAGGAACCCAAGCCACAAAATCCCCCTTTTCCGTCGGCGCGACCTGCGCCTCGCGGCGGGACTCCTCCTCAGCCATGCGCTGCGCCCGGCGGGTCGCCTTCGCATCGTCGGCATCGCACTTCGTGGACCTTTCCCTCCACTGCCCAGAATCAAGGTCTCGATACCTCAAAACCCAAAAGCGGGTCTTCTCGCTGCGAACCAAGTGTGCCATATCGGCAAACTCCCACATGCTCCCACATGCGTCTATAAAAATATTGCAAACTGATGCAGGCTATTGCTGTAAATCAACAATTTACGCGAGCGGGAGATTCTTACCATTACACCACAGGGCAAGTTTAGTTCTTGATTTTGTTGCACTTGCGGGAGACTCCCACACGGCTCCCACAAATTTCTCTGGGGTTGCCGGTGTGCAACGGACGGCACTCTGCACGGGGAGGTCGCTGTGAGCAAGGAAAAAGTTCCGGTAGTGGAGCGGGCGCGCCGGTATGTCTCGAAGATTGGTCCGGCGATTTCTGGGGCTGGTGGGCACACGCACACTTTGCTGGTCGCTAAGGCTCTTGTGAAGGGATTTTTGCTTCCGCATTCGGATGCGCTGGCGCTCCTCGAGCAGTGGAACCAGGGGAATGCTGATAAGTGGACGACGGGAGAACTCGAGCACAAGCTCCGGTCTGCTCTGAATGGTCCTGGGGCGGATGGGTATTTGCTCCAAGGGGCTGAGGCTCCGCAGGGGCAGCGCTTGGAGCAGCGGCCGGTCAGTAAACCTCGGCCGAAGCCTCAGTTTGATGTGGAGGCGCTGCGGCGAGTGGCTGGGGATTTGGCTGAGGCGGTTGATCTCCCTTGGCTGGCGAATCGCTCTGAGGTGGATCCGGCGACGGTGTCGGCTGAGGATTTCCTCGCTCGTCTCTATAATGCCTCCGCTGGGGAGCGTGTGGTAGTTTTTTCGGAGTATAAATCGCAAGGGCAGGCGATCTGGCCGGTGGAGCGGATCCCGACTCGGGGACCGGAGGGGATTTGGTTTCTCGCTCAGCCGGTGGATGGTCAGTCTCGCCCGAATCCTCGCCTGGGGAAAATGTCGCGCCGATCGGAGGAGTCGGTGCTGGCTTGGCGCTGGATGGTTCTTGAGAGCGATGAGGCTCCGGTGCGTTTGTGGCTGGGGGCTTTGGCGCGGCTCGTGCCTAACATCGCGGCCGTTACGACTTCTGGCGGGCGCTCGGTGCATGCTCTGGTGCGCGTCGATGCCTCGACGAAGCGGGAGTGGGATGAGGCTAAGAGGGCTATCATAAATTTGGTGGTGACTGGGGCGGATCCGGGGGCTCTCTCGGCTGTTCGGTTGACTCGACTGCCTGCGTGCTGGCGTGGGCAGAAGGAGCAGAAGCTCCTGTATTTCGCTCCATCGGCACCGGATTTGACGCTCGAGGACATCGTGCCTCGGCGGGATGTGCTGCGGAATTGGCGTGAGGAGGCCGTGCGTGTCTCAGCGGCAGCGGACAGGGATGGGCAGTATCCGCAACCGGATACGGCGAGGACGGCACAGGCGTGCCGGTTTTACGGAAAATTTGACGCTTGGCTGCATGACGCGGCGGGCGAACTGGAAAGGCAAATGAAAGGCAATGAGCAAACTGACGGATACAATAAATAGCAAACTGGCTGAATATGGGATTGTTCCTTCCCCAGAGGACAACAACGAAAAGAAGACCGAGGCGGCTGGGTTGCCTTACATCGAGCTTGTGCCGGTGATCTCGACGATGGCGAGGGAGATCGGCGGCGTGCTGTGCAATAATGGTGTTTTCGTCCGGCAGCGCTCGGCTATGACGATCTCGCAGGATGGCCGACTGGTCGAGATGTCGGCGCGGCGTTTCCGCACCTACTGCGAGGACCACCTGGTGACTTTCAAGTGGGATGCGACGAAGCCTAATGTGTTTGAGAAAAAGCCACAGACGATGACGGTGGAGGCTGCTGCGACGATTCTGGAGAGTGACCAGTTCCTGGCGCGACAACGGGAGCTGATGCGGGTGGCCACGGTGCGGCAGCCGGTGAAGAGGAAGGATGGCCGGATCGAGTTGCTGGACTACGGATACGACCACGAGGCTCAGACATTCACGCAAAACTCTGGCGTGGAATATGAGATGGATATGCCGCTCGATGAGGCTCAGACGATCCTGCGAAATTTCACAAAGGAGTTTCCTTTTGGTGACAGGAAGGCGGATGGCCGGTCGAGGAATGAGGCTATCGTGATGACGGCGATGTTGGCGATGTATGCGGCTCCGCTTCTGCGGCCTTCGGCTCGTAGGCTTAATTTTATGTTCAGCTCGAACTCGGTGGGGTCGGGTAAGACTCTCCTGGCTCAAATGGCGATCATCACGACCGTCGGGAGTTGCGATGTTCAACCGGTGCCACAGGCTGAGGAGGAGTGGCGGAAGATTTTGGACACGGAGAGCTTGGCAGGATCCCCTTATATTCTATTCGACGACTGCAATGGGTTTTTCAAAAGCCAGATTCTAAACGCATTCCTCACAGCTCCAACATGGAGCGGCCGCCGAATGCACAGCCAGCAGAAGTTCGCGGTGCCTAAGATCGCCAGTGTGTTTCTGACTGGTAACAACCTGGAGGTCTCGCCCGATGTGGCTCGCAGATTTTTGCACTGCAAGATGATGACAGACGAGTCGGACCCTCAGGCGCGTCGGATCGAGAAGGTCATCTCAGATGAACACCTGGAGAAGCCTGAGGTGCGTGGGCAAATCCTCGCCGCCTTGTGGGCTGTGGTGCGGGAATGGGACGCCGCAGGCCGTCCGCAGGCAAACCGCTTGGTGCGTGGATATGAGCAATTCTGTCAGATATTCGCGGGAATGGTTGAGTTCGCCGGGTTCGGAGATCCGATCGAGCCGCTGCCGGTCGAAGAGTCCGGCAACTCAGAACTCGCTGACATGATGGCTCTGGTGGCTGAGTTGGCAAAAGGAGTGGATGATGTGGCAGAGTTCTCCTTCCAAGATGTTGTCCAGGCAGCGCTCGACTGCAACTCATTCGTCTGGATGCTGGAAGGTAAGGAGGAGCGAGAAGGTAAGGACGGCCCTCGCCATTATGTTCTCACGGCAAAGGCCAAGAGCAAGTTCGGGAAGCTGCTTGCCGAGCAGTATGGCGGCAAGAAGTTCACTTTGCCTACCGGACGTGTGGTCAAGTGGGGCCAGCAAGGAAAGAACCGCCAGCGCCTCTACACGCTCACCGTCCTTAACTAACCCCGGCTCCATACCTCACAAGGCCCGCCAACTCGGCGGGCCTTTTTGTTTCCGCACAGGTCATGCGCAGGTCATCGCGCTTCCACTTCTTCATCACCCATCCCACACCCTTTTTGATAGAGATTGCACGCGACCTATGCACCTACGCAGCACCTTGTCTCTTTAGCTGGCTCACAAGTTGTTTGCCAAGAGTTTCGTGCGTTTCTGTTCTGCAAGGTGGCATAGGTAGCATAGGTCTTCTGAGTTTTTTATTTATGGGTGTGGGTATCGTCAGAGAGAAAAGTTTTCGACCTGCGCACCTGTGCTTCGAGTTCTCCAAGTTCCGCGTGAAAGGAATCTCTTCGCGGGGTTCGAACATGCAGTTTGCCCGTCTCCCGTAATTTTTGAGAGAGCGCGCTTGAAACTATACGGAACCGGAACCGAGGAACCCGTTCCGCTTCCGTTCCGTTTGACAATTCGTCGTTCCGTAAACACCTATGCGTCACGGAAGGGAACAAGCGGACCTCATCAAGGCATGTGCGGCCAAGCACGGCGTGACAACTCGTGCCGTGCGCAAGTGGCGCGACTCGGCGGATCCGCGATGGAATGGATTTCTGGCTGACCGGGCGGTCGCCGGGATGGTGCCGATGGGGGCAGCGGCACCGGCTCAGGCGGCGGCCGGTCCGGTAAGGGAGTGGACTGATGAGGAATTGGCGCTCGATAACCAGGTGCGGAAGATGAAGGAGGCCACGGCCGACCTGCGGGAGCGGGCGGAACTTGCCAAGCTCACCGGCGACCTGGATGCGGAGATGGCGCTCAGGCGCATGTGGCTCCAGCATGCCGAGGCGTTGCGCCGGTTAGAAAAGGACGCGCCCTCGATCCAGCGGGAGTCTGGAGACATGGTGCCTCGCAAGGTTGCTATCCAGCTCGTCATTCAATACTCGGCAGCCATCGCGGCTGCCGTCACAAATTTACCCGACCGGCTGCTCTCCCTGCTGCCGCAGGTGGGCGATGACATTGCCTCAAAGGTCCGCGCCGAGACCGATGAGATCATGCGCGCGGCGAAGGACATAAGACTCGATGCCCTCGCTTCTTGAAGAGCTCCAAGAGCAGCTCGACCGGATCTGGGACCCCGGTCGCCGGCCGACCGCTTTGGAGTGGGCTCAGGAGAATGTCACTCTCGACAAGCGCTTCTCGCCACGACCTGGTCGCTACGATGCCGACTACACGCCTTATCTCCGGCAGCTCCACTTGTGGTTCTCGGATCCGAAAATCCGTCAGCTCACTTTTGTGAAGTCCGCTCAGGTCGGAGGAACCACCTGGTTGGCGAACTGCCTCATGTGGGCGATCTCGGAAGACCCCGGCCCGATCTTGTATGTGACCAGCACCAACGAAAACGCAAAGTCGTGGTCCGAGCGCGAACTCCATCCGCGCCTCCGCTCCTGCCAGGCGATCAAGCACCTGCTCCCTTCAAACGACGACGACTTCCGCAAGACCGAGATGCACTTCTCCACCTGCACGATCAAGCTCGTCGGTGCCTGTTCCGAGGGTAATTTGGCAAGTCGCGCAATCCGCTACCTTTTCGCCGATGAGGTCGACAAATGGCCAGACGACTCATCCCTCGAGGCCCCAGCGCTCGAGCTTGCCATGGCTCGCCTCAATTTCTACCGGCGCGTCTCGAAGGCCTGCCTCACCTCCACACCTACCGTGGAGACCGGCGCGATCTGGCAGCAATTCCTCGCCGGGAGCCAGCACCGCTTCCATGTTCCATGTCCCGAGTGTGGCCACGCACAAGCCCTGCGCTTCGAGCAACTCAAGTGGCCCGAGCACCACCGCGATCTCGCCGCCCAATGGGATCTCGCCGGGGTCGAGCGCGACACCACCTATGCCTGCGAGTCATGCGAAGCCCGCTGGCCTCAGTCCATGCAGAGCGACATCATCCGCCGTGGCGAGTGGGTCGCCTCAAATCCCCGCGCCCACGCCGACCACATCTCCTGCCACATCTCCGCGCTTTATTCCCCGCAGCTCTCCTGGGGCGACCTCGCCCGCATCTTCCTCCAAAAAAAAGAAACCCCCGGCGGCCTCCACGATTTCCACAATAACTTCCTCGGTATCCCGTGGGAAAACCGTGCCGCCACCGTCAAGGACGATGCCATCCTCGCCCTTCGCTCGCCGTACTACCGACTGCGCGAGCTCCCCGTCGAGCCACTCGTGCTCACCCTCTGCGCCGACCCCGGCGAACGCCAGACCCACTGGACCGTCGAGGCCCGGATCCAGAGCGGTGAGTCGTGGGTCATCGATTACGGCACCGTCCTCGCCATCGAGGACCTCATCTCGCCAGCGTTCCTCGAGGCTCGCCGCTACGCCTTTGGCGAAAAAATCTTCACCCCCCGCTTCGGCCTCATCGACTCCGGCTGGAGTGCCGAGCGTGTTTACTCCATCTGCTCCCGCAGCGGCGGCCTGTTCATCCCATCCAAAGGCTCCACCGCAGCCTTCGGCACATGGAACCAATCCGCCATCAACGGCTACCCTGGCCTGCGCCTCGTCACCTACATCGACCACACCGCGAAGCTCGAGCTCTACCTCGAGCGCATCAATAAAAAGATGCCCCCACCGCTCCATCTCCCTGCCGACATCGGCCAAGACTTCGTCTCAGGCCACAGTGGCCAACAACTCCTTCAAAACAAAAACTCCCGCCTAGCTCCCTTCTTCTGGAAAAAAGTCCCCGAAGATCACTACGGCGACTGCTCGAAACTCCACGGAGTCGCGTGGTGGGTCCTGAAATAAAAAAAACCATTTTCCTGACGTCAGGGAAAAGGTATCTGCCCGCCGCGCTTGTGTTCCACATTTGACTCTCCCGTAGTAGCATCACCCGTCACGCCTCTGGCTCGCCATGCGCAACTTGACAGTCTGAATCGACAGATGAGGCTCAAGGACGCTTGGGAGTAGGGTTTTAATTTATATGGTCGGCGGATGAGGTCGGTGCGCTTTTAAACGCCCTTACCGATAATGCCGAGTTAACCCGGCCACCTCCGTGTCCTCCGTGGTCAATCCACCCTTTGACACTCCGCCTCCGGCGTGACCGCATCCGATACCGCCCGCGCAGGCTACAAGGCCTATCTTAAAGCCCTCGGCAAATCGAAGGCTGAGCTTCTCACCATGGCCGCCGCCGTTGAGTCCGGCATCGAGGAGACCATCATCACCAGCCTCTCGGGAGATGGCACCGGCACCGGCGCGCAGGTCAGCGACCTTCCCAAGACCGCACGCCTCGCCGTGATCATGGAGGTCTATGCCGAAGGCAACTCGGCGCGCTCCCTGTGCGCCGTGGTGGACCGCTCCCTCTACGCCTCGCCTGTTTGACACGCCGCAGCGGGCGTGCCGCAAATCAAACAAAATTCAAAAAAATCAAACCGAGGCGGAGCCCGCCCGGGTGCAGGTAGGCCCAAGGCCGCCGCTTACGAAGCCGCCGAGTTCTCGCGTAATCGCGGCCTCATCTTTCTCAACACCGTGGATCCTCAGCGCGAGGCCCCACCGCAGACCCGCATCGATCTGCTCAAAAAATCCCGCTGGCTCTACAATAATGTCGGCATCGCCGCCTACATCATCGAGCACCTCGCCCAGCGCGCCGTCGGCACCGGCATCGTGCCGCAGGCCCGCACTGCCGACGCCGCATGGAACCGCCGCGCTGAGCGGCATTTCGAGGACCGCGCCTGCGCTGAGGCGTGGGCATTCGATGCCGCTGCTCAGGTCAATTTCTACGGCGCGCAGTCCCTCATCCTCCGGCAGGTCGCCGTGGATGGAGACTTCTTCGGCCAGTTCCTGCAAACTCAAGGCGGCGGCACCCGTGTGCGATTCATCGGAGGCGAGGCCGTAGGCTCCACGGCCGACTCCAGCGACCGCGCTTTCGACGGCGTGCTCCTCGACCGCTTCGGCGCGCCCGTCTCCTACCGCGTCATCACCGACCGGTCCGCCGGGAAATACCAGGATGTCCCAGCCTCCGACATCCTCCACTTCCGGCATGTCCGCCGGGCAGGCTACCCGCGCGGCATCTCCTGGCTGCATAATGCCATCATAAATTGCCAAGACCTCAGCGAGTTCATGGCCTACACGAAAGGCTCCGCCAAAGCCGCAAGCCAGATCGCCTTCGCCATCACCAGCAACGAAGCCGTGCGCCTCGGTGGCGGTCTCTCCAGCCTGCAAAGCGGCGACGCTGTGCCGCAGGACATCACCACCGAGACCCTCTACAACGGGACGCTTATCCCCAAGCTCCGTCCTGGCGAATCCATCCAGAGCTTCAAAAACGAGCACCCCGGCCAAGCCTTCGAGCCATTCATCCGGCAGCTCATGGGCGAGATCGCCCGAGGCATCGGCCTGCCACCCGAGGCTCTCATGGTCTTCGTCGGCACCGCAGGCACCGAGTTTCGCGGCCTCCTCGAGGTCGCGCAAAATTTCCTCGAGCGGCTCCAGCAAATGCTCGTGGATCAATTCTGCCGCCCGCTGTGGAAATACTGGCTCTGGCAGGAAATCCAAGCCGGTCGCCTCCCTTACCCTGGCGAAGATTGGTGGAGGCACGACTGGGTCACGCCTCGAAAAATCACGGTCGATAATGGCCGCGACGGCCGCCTCTACGCCCAGCTCCTCGACTCCGGCTACATGTCTTGGGAGCGCTACTGCAACCTCCACGGCCTCGACGCCGAGGCTGAGGAAGACGACATCCTCCGCGCCTATATCCGCCGCCAGGAGAAGTGCGCCGCCCTTGGCCTCAACCCCGCCGATGTCTTCCCCTCGCATGAAACCGCCCGCACTCAAGCCCAACCCTGAGCACCTGCCGTTTCTGAACGCCCAGCGCGCAAAGCTCGGGCGGCCGCTCCACAGCGTGCCGCCCGCTCCTCAGCCAAAGGCAGAGCCGCCAGTTCAACTGAACCTCGCCGACTACATCCGGCAGCAGCGCCATGCAAAAGCGTAGGACACGCGCACGAAAGTCCATCCACCTCGCCGATACGGCAGGCTGTCTGGAAATCAAAGAGCAGGCGTGGTGCGCGCGGCTGCGCGCCGATCTGTATCGTGCCGAGGCCTACTTCTGGGCTCAAACCGAGGAACGCCGCGAGATCCAGCGCCGGTATCTGCTCGCCAAGCACCGCTTCGGCAAAGACTCCTTTTTCTTCGGAAAATCCAGCGCCGCCTTTTGACATGCCACCGGAGGCGTGAACACCTGGTATGCCATTTCTCCGAAAGCCGAGCTCAAGCAAACCGAAATCTCCATTTTCGACGAGATCGGTATGTGGGGCGTCAGCGCCAAACAATTTATCTCCGACCTCCAGCGCGTCCCTGCCGACCACTCCATCCTGCTCCGCATCCACTCTCCCGGCGGAGAAGTCTTCGACGGCAACGCCATCGCAAATGCGCTCCAGCGCCGTGGCAATGTAGAGGTCCAGATCGAGGGCCTTGCTGCCAGTATGGCCACCGTCATCAGCCTTTCCGGGGCTCCGGTGAAAATGGCCGAGAACGGTTTCTACATGATTCACAACCCCTGGGGCATGGCCATGGGAGACGCCGCCGAGCTCCGCGACCAGGCCGAGCTCCTCGACAAAATCCGGCTGAACATGGTGAACGCCTACGCCGCCAAGTCCGGCCAATCCTCCGAGCAGATCACCGAGTGGATGGATGCCGAGACATGGTTTACCGCCGCCGAAGCCCAAGCCGCCGGATTCATTGACGAAGTCACCGACAGCATGGCCATCGCCGCCACAGCCAACAAATTTACCCGCCTCGCTCGGTTCAAGAACCCACCGGCCAATTTGACAGCCTCCGCTTCGCGTATGCAAATCGAAGCCGAAACCCAACCCGCTGCCGAGCCAGAGGTCACTGAGACCCCCGAGGCCACCGTCGTGAGCGAATCCGCTCCTGAGCCCCAGCCCGAAGTCGTGGCTGATGTCGCAGAGCCCGTCACCGAAGAGCCTGCCACGCCCGTGGCCATCGCCGCCGCCGACTCCATCCTGGCGAAATACAACGCCATCTCCGCCGAGCGCGACTCGCTCCGCGCCGAGCTCGTCGCCGCCAAGGGCCAACTCTCCCGCGAGCGCGAAGCCCTCGCCCGCCTCGAGGCCAGCCTCGGCCTCGCTCCCGCCCGCGTCGTCCCAGTCATCGAAAACGCCTCCCCCGAGGCCGCCGACCCCGTGGCCGAATACATCGCCGCCGTCGAAAGCGGCGACCGCAAAAAAGCCGCATCCCTTTTCGAAAAGCACAAGGCCGCCATCTGGTCTCACCGCAATAAAATTTCCAAGGCCTGAGCCGAGGAGAAACCAACCAACAAACCACCAACACAATATGCCAAATACATTCGATTCCGGCCTGGTTGCGGACTCCATCTCCGCACAGACCAAAACCGTCCTCAGCAACCGCCTCGCGGCTCTCAGCCTCTTCGCATCGGATTTCTCGAGCGATGTCAAGAAGCCCAAGGATACCGTCGTTGTGCCAATCGTTTCCGCGACCGGCGCGACACAAGTCAACCCCACCAACTTCGAGCCAGGCGGCGGCACCACCGTCACAAAGACGACTGTGACCTTGGATCACATCTTCCAGCCCTTCGCCATCACGGCCGCTGAGTTGGCTTCTGGTCACCGCCTCGAGCGCCTCATCCAGATCAATATCGACGCCCTTGCTGATAAAATCTGGGCCTTGGCAACGACTCCCATCACCGTGGCAAACTTCGGCGCAGCCGTTGTGACCAGCGCCGACCTCACCGGCAACAACTTTGCAAACATGAAAGCCCTCTGGGCCGCGCTCTCAAAGAGCGACCGCAAAGGCCTTGTTTTGAGCCCATCGCTCTACAGCCAACTACAGCCAACCAACCTCCAAAGCATCCCGCTTTCCGCTGGCGCTTATGGATTCGATAACGGAATCTACTACGCCAACAGCTTCAGCGGTGAAGCAGGCATGGCAGGTTTCGCATGCGCGCCAGAAGCACTTGTCATGGCCGCCGCCGCTCCGGCGATCGATGACGCCGTGCGCAGCCAGTTCGCCATCTCCGAGATCGTGACCCTCGACCAGCTCGGCATCAGCGTTCAATACAATGTCTGGGGCTCAACAGCCAACCGCCAGGTCAACGCCTCGCTCGAGCTCATGTTCGGCGCTGCAAAGGGCCTCACAGCAAGCACCATGGCGATCATCGACATCGCGTAATTCCCGCACACCAAGCCCGCAAACGCCCGGCCGGAAGCCTTTCCCGGTCGGGCGTTCTGCTTTTGACACATCCGCACAGGCATGTCGCTGGCATCGCAAATAGACCGCTTGAAACAACGCTCCGCTGAGGATCGAAATGCAGGGCATGGTTATCCTGCCACCTTTCGAGGGCAGAGCATCCGCGTCGGCCTCTCTGCCATTACGATCAGTATGGATCTCGAAATGGGAGGATACCGGCAGGGCGGCCAATTCATATGCCGCTTCTTGGCTTCTTCGTTGCAATCACCGCCGAGAGCAAACGAGCAGATTTTAATCAGCGGAAAGACATACACCATTTCCGTAGTCGCTGAAGCTCTCGGCACGCCCGTCGAGTATGTCGCCACCATCGTCCCCGGCTCCGCTTTATGAACGCAGCAATCGAAACATCCTTGCGCGAGTGGCTCCTCTCAACCGTCCCGTTCGCCGACTCCGCGATCCACACCGGCCAATCTGCTGAGACTATCCCAGGCGACCAGCCGGTTGTCTTTTGCGCCTGCGAGACCGTCGAGCCGGTGGCCATGGGCTATTTCAAATTCACGGCGCAGATCATTGTTTCCACGCCGTGCGTGATTGAGGAAGCCTTGCCGACGCACCTGGCGCTTTCGGATGCACTCAAGGCCGAACTCTACGACATCGCGCCGCTTGTGGATTTCCTCCCCGCATCCATGCAACTCGCGGGCGTCACCATGAATGCCTTCGGCCAATCGCAGGCCAACGAGCGGTGGCTCACGACAGCCGAGGTCGTGCTCGGGGTCATCGAAATTTGACACGCGACTTTTTGCGTAACCCGCAACCAACATGGCACTCTCTCTCTACCGCTCTTCTCAAGTCGCTAACGCAACTTATGGCACGCCGGACATCTCTGGCTTGATCGTCACCTCGTTTTCTCTGAACGAAACCACATCGCCTTCGGAGATGAAGGATGACCAGGGCAATATCATCGCCGTGGCGGTGCCAGATCCGATCAAGGAGATTTCCTTTGAAGGTATGCGCACAGGGTCGTTCTCGCAGACCGTTGGCGGCCTCCTCTCCATCACGATGCCAGCAGGGCTCACGCTGGGGGCCACCACGATTGTGACTGGCCTCACGACAAGTTTCGCCGCCGAGCAGTTTGAAAACATTTCCGGCACCGCCCGCTCTTACAGCACAGCGATGACCGCTGGCTCGTAGTCCCTCACCTCCTCGCCGGGGCAGTCCGTAGCGGCTCCCCGGCAGGCCCACCACGACAAATCACGACAAATCCATGACAGCTATTTTTTCCACCCGCGACCTCAAGCTCGCCTCGATCCTCACCACTCTCGGTTTTGAGTTCGAGAATCCCGCCGCTCCTGCCACACGCATCCGGCGTGAATCCGGCGAGGAGTCCACCGTCTTCCACTTCCTAGCGAATCACCCCACGAACGGCCAAGCCGCCGATGAGGTCATGCGCGCCTTTGCTGCCGGGGAGGACTACATCGCCGCGCACCAGGATGAGCCGCTGGCCTACATGCTCGCCGTTCTGCGCAACCGCGATGAACTCGTCTCCGTGGTTAAGCAGACCCCGCGCCAAGTCGTCTTCGAGCGCAACGGGCGCATCATTTCCATCAGCGAAAACGCCACCGAGGCCGACAAGAAACGCTTCGCCAAATTCATGTGATCCCCAGATCGCCAACGAAAAAATCAACGAAAGACCCAATGAAAAAGACACCCGAATCGACCGATTACGAAACCGACGACGAAGCCCTCCGCGAAGCCGCATTCCGCGACGGCCCGCGCAAGGCAGGGAAATGGAAGCTCCGCCCGTGCGTTCCCGGCACGATCTCAATCATCCGCTCCAACATGCTTGAGAAGCGCGATGACTTTTGGTTTGTCGCCGCGTTTGCCTTCGTCCACATCGCCCCGATCGATGATGTCATCTCGGTGGATAACGACCCTATCGCTTTCAATAAAGCAGTCCGCCGCTGGCAGCTTGAGAACCTCACCACCCTCGAGGAGCAGAACGAACTCACCGCGCTCGTCTCCGCAGCATACGATCGCGTGAATGCCGCCGAGACCAAGGCCAAACACGCCTCCCCCGGAAGCACCGAGTCGGGAAAGTAGCATCCCCCAACTGGCTCGCCTCCTATGTTTACAGACTCGCCAGTGTCACCGGTTGGGGGTTCCACGCCTGCATGTGGGAAGTCCCGTATGCTGCCGGGTTGCAAATCTTGGACGCCGATTCATTCGCTCGCGGCATACCTCGCGTTTATCTCCGCGACAATCCGCAGGCGGATTTTGACTCGCTCGCTGCAATAGACGCCGTTTTGAAAAATCTCTGAGCCATGCCGATCACCGTGAATGCCGACAACCTCAAAAGCGTGATGGAGCAATACGCCACCATCACCGGCAAAGGCATTCCCGAACTCATGCGAGCCAATGCCCGCCTGTGCGCCGTGGAGCTTGCTAACCGCACGCAGCCCTTCAGTGTCGGCAAAGGCGGCGGAACTAAGGCAAAGGCCGCAGGCGAGACGCGCACGGCCAACGACATTGGCAAAGTCATCAAGACACGCGAGCGGTTGGATGAGATTTTCTCCAAAACGCAAGCGGCATCTCTGCGTGCCTCGCTGGAAAAACTCGCCGCAGCGGGCAGGTGGGGCGAGCTACGAGCGGTTTTGCAAAAAGTCGGATTCGGAGCGGTCGAGTTTGTTTCGGGGCAGGGGATTCGCGCTGCACACAAGGCAAACCGAGCAAAGACAACCGGGCGCGCATTCAATAAGCCCTCCGCCCTCTACATCGCCACGAGCGGCCTTCCTGCCTACATCAAGGAAGTCGTGAAGCGCGTCGGTCTATCCAAGAGCGGCTGGGCAGACTGCGCCAAGCAGATAGGCGGAGTAAAAGGAGACGGCGCGCGCGGCATACCTGCCTTTGCCAAGCGGCACAACGCAGGCTTCGGAGATGTCACGGAGTCGATAAACGGCGCAAATACCAGCTTCACGATGGTGAACTCGATTCCCTGGGCGGACAAGGTCTGCCGCCCATCTGAGCAACGCACCGCGCTCACGATCGCCAAAAGCAAGATGATCGAGCAAATGCGCCGCGCCATCAAAGCCGCCTCCAAGCCAAAAACCAACGTGGAAAACATCATTTCCCAAGAGCTTCAAAAAGCCGCATGAGCGACGTAAAAGTAAAATTCTCAGCCGAGGACCAAAACCTCTCAAAGACAGTCTCGAATCTCCAAAGGGATTTGGAGCGTTTGGATTCTAAAAGCAAAGACGCCTCCAAAGGCTTTGACATGTCTTTTGGCAAGATCGGCCTCGCGGCCGGTGTCGCCGGTGTCGCTGTAAAGGCAGGCATGATGGCCGTGGAGGCCGCCACCGCAGCGGCAAGTGCTGTGGTGGCAGGATTCGGCCAGGCGATCGACCTTGGTGGGCAACTCACCGATCTCTCCTCCCGCACAGGCGAGACAGCCGGGAGCCTTCTCGTGCTGCAAAGAGCGTTTGAGAATACAGGCGTCGGTGCCGATAAGGTAGGTCCAAGTCTCAACAAGCTGCAAAAATTTATAGCCGAGGCTTCAGCCGGCGGTGTGGATCAGACAGCCACGCTCAACGCCCTCGGCATCTCGATGGCTGACCTGGCAGGCAAGACTCCTACTGAGCAAATGCAAATCTTTGCTCAAAAAATCGCCGCCATTTCAGACGATGCGCAGCGCACACGCGCAGCGGTTGATCTTTTTGGCAAATCTGGCGGTGAGCTTTTACCTGTGCTGCGAAATTTCTCAGGAGAACTTGACGCCGCAAAAGGTCAACTTGGCAGTTTCCCCGAAATAATGAGGAGAAGCGCCAGAGCATTTGATGACCTCGGCGACAATCTGGATGCTCTCAAAAAAAAGCCAATGGAGTTTGCCGCTGGATTTATCGAGAAGGCTCTCCCAGCGCTAAATGCTTTTACTTCATCTCTGAGTGGCATTGATGCCGCAGGGTGGGGGCAGGCACTCATGAAACAAGTCATGAGCGTGGCGGATTTCCTTATCGGAGCCTTTAAAGCTCCCATGCCAGCCATCGAGGCTATCGGGGCGGCGCTCTCTGCCGGTGTGCGCATTGCGGGCAATAACTATCTGAATTCCTTAATCGATGGCGGGAATTTTCTGAAAGCCTTCTTCACCTCCGATCTCCCCGGCCTCATCGCTGGGCAGCTCGGCAACGCTCTCATAAAAATGGGCGTCGATTTCGCTAAGGATTTCGTGGACCGCATCAACATCGTGGTCAAAACATTTGAGCAGTTTTTCGGAACTGCCATCCAAGGCATCGTTTCGTTTTTCTCAGATAGCTTCAACCGCATCGTCAACGCCTTCGCGGCCGATTTCAAAAATGCTATGTCCGACCCCATCGGGTTCGTGACTGGCAAATTCAATAGCGCCCTTAGCGCCGTGACCAAAGACGGCGCGCTGACATTCCAGAGTTCATTCGACTCGGCATCTGGCAGCGTGCTCGACAAAGTGAGCGCGGGCCTCGGGTCTGTAAGCGATATGTATGGCGACCGCCTCAAGACCGGCACCGCAGCCATCCAAGACCAGTTCGGCAACCTTATCTCTGGCATCGAACCAAGCACAAAAGACTTCTTCGGAGCGGTTCCAGCATCTGCTGAAGCCGTGGAAAAAATGAAAGAAGTCGAAGCAACCGGCACCAAGCTCCGGGAAGATTTCTTGAGCGCGTCAGAATCCGCCGACAAAGCGAAGAAAAACACATCTGGCGCAGTGGCGGACGCTGATGCCATCGCGGGCAGCTTCAACAAAGCAGAAGGATCAACTGCTAAAATCAAAGAAACCCTTTCAACCTCCGCGAAACTGATGAAAGACATCACCGATGCGCAGGCGAAAGACTCCGTGGACAAGGGCGGACGGCTGCAAAAGCAGGCGCAAAATCAAATCCAGCGCGGAGACTTTGAAGGCGCTCGGAAGACTGCGGAAAAGATCGCGCAGAACGAGGTGGATGCCAGCATCCGAGGCACGGGCAAAAATATGGACCGGCGGAGCATGGCCGAAATCGGCAAAGATTTTGGCCTACGGCAGCAGCTCGGTGAAAGCGGCAAAGATTTCACTTCCCGCATCAAAGATGTGCGCGAAGGCCGCGCGGTCGCCGACAAGTTTGGCGACTCGACCAAGCTACCCGACCGCCCTGGCCAAGATGGCGCGAAGACCGCGCCAGGGGAGACGAGCGGCACGGCTACCAAGGGCGGCCTCGAAGGCATGGTGGATGCGATTAAAATTCTCCTCGAAAAAATCGAACCGCGTCTGCCAGTGGCAGCGCTCACCGCCTAACCCATGTCGCTCACACTCTACACCACCACCGCCGCCGCAAGCGGCCTCATCCCGCAGCCCGGCCGCGCCGTGGATACCTTCCCGAGCGGCCTCGTGCGCGTCACGCAGACATACATCGGCCGCACGGCAAATGCCTCCGCGCACCGCGCCGCGCTCGCAGTCGGCAATAACATGCCGGGCGGCGATTCCTCCCCCTGCATCGACGGCCTCAAGATTTTCCCCGAAGCTCAAGAGCGCCGTCGCGAGGACGGGCTAACGGAATACATTGTGAGCGCCTACGGCCGCGCCAACTCCACCGGCAAAAATTTTAAGTCGATGGATGTCTCGACCGTGCAGGTGCCGACCTACCTCAACATCACCAATTTGCCAGAAGGCACGAACAACTCGACGACCCCGTTGCAGATGGCGGTAGTCGTAGCCACGATGGCTGTGACGCGCAGTGTCGTCGTGCCCGCCTCGGCCGCAAATAGCGCGATCCCGCTGCCCTCGGGCGATACCTCATTTACTATCATCTCTACGACTTTCGACGCGATAAAGGCCTCGCTCAAGGGGCTTTACCCAAACGGCCAATTTACCCTCTGGAGCCTCACTGGAGCGATCTCTGTGACGGCCGAGCTCAAAGCGATAACCCGGTCTGGATTTGGCTCGTTTGATGAGACCTCGGCGACATTGGTCGGCACTCCGAAGGTCATCAACTTTGCGACTATCACCGGCACCATATGACGCTCCCCGTCGATTTCGAGGCGCTCGCCCGCGCTGCAAAAAATGCCAGCGGCGGCGGCTATCCAGTGCAAATTTCCGCCGCAGACCTCATGCGGAATTTCAATTTTGCCGCACTGGATGCCGACCCCTCGCTCATCGAGACCACCACCGGCGCAGGAGGCCATACAGCTCGCCGCTTGGCGATACCTGCACCGCCAGGCGGTGGCACTTTTGTCCTCGGCGCGGTGGGCGGCGCGCTGCAATGGATCGCCACGGAGGAGTGCTGAGATGACCCTCGGTCGAACATCCGCAGGCAAGATCAAAATCAAGACCGACTCCCCCAAAGACCTCCGCGCGGTCGAGTGCGCGTGTTGCGATGTGCAGTGCGATGGGTGCGGGACGATTGAATCTAGGCTCGGCGATCAAGCGCCGTCATCGTTAGCAATCAGCGCTACCACGCCGTTTATTCTATATCCCGATGCTCCTCCGGTTCCGCCAGCTAACGGTAGCGGATCAACGGACGGGTGTGCTATTGGGGCAAGTAATTGTCCAGATGGTGACATGTGGTTGTGTTATGGAACCATAGGTATCATTTTAAATGCTTCGCTTAATGTTACCCCCCCATCAGGCCAACCGTGTGGATTTTACATCGGAGTTGGTATGTCGGGCTATTGTGGCGCGTTTGGTGGGTGCTACGGGGGTGGAGTAATCGGGCCAATCCCCAAAGAAAGCGTCATAGGGACGCACACAGTAACGATGGATTTTGTTGCTACAATTTATGATCCAGAAACTGAAGAGACGACTACTTACACTACCGCCACCTCCGCCACCATCACCATCTCATGACCTGCTCGCACGCCACGCCGATCTCTGCCCACGCAAACTCCTGCGCCCTCGGCCTGCATGGCGGGCGCCCCAGCAAAGGCGTATGCGCCCGCTGCATGGAGCGTGGCGAGAACACGCCCGAGCACGCCGCTCAGGTCAAAGCCTCGCCTCCAACCCTCCCGCAACAAGCCGCCAGCCTCGGCAAGTCCCTCCTCAACTGGACCGCCTCGGGCTTTACCGCCACACCGCCAGACATCCTTGCATCCCGCGAAGCGACCTGCCGAGCGTGTCCAGAGTGGGACGCTAAGGCTCTGAACAACACCGGCCGCTGCCGGATTTGCAAATGCTCGACCTGGGCAAAACTCCGCATGGCGACCGAGCGCTGTCCGCTGGGCAAGTGGGAGAGTTTGACACCACGCCAGCAATAGCCCGCCATGCTGGTCGATGGGTTGGACCGACAAGTGACCTCGTGGTCTGCGAGCGGCCTGCCAGCAGGGTTAAGTATTAACGGCTCGACGGGCCTCATCTCCGGCACCGCGACGGTGAAGGGGCAATTCTCCGCGACCATCACAGCCACGAATCCAGACGGCTCCTCTACCGAGACCGTTCAGTTTATCGTGCAAAGTGCCATCCCGATCTTTGCTGGAGCACTCCGCGCTACGGCCATCTACGCCGGAGCGGCGGCTGCAAGAGCGATCTACTACGGTGCAAAAAAGCTGTGGCCTGCACCGGAGCACCACGAAATTCTGGAATCCCTGGCGACAATAAATCCGGCAGACGGCTCGCGCGGGTATTCGAAATTTTTAGATACCGGTTTGAATCTGGCCGCGTCGAATCTGTCCCGAATTGGATTTAAATTTGGAGGCGCGGTGCGGATAAAAAATGCAACGATCACAACTCCCGCAGGCACCTATTCTTTCGGAGTGGCGACAAATTGGAATCTCGTAAAATATTTCACCTCGCACGATCTCACAATCACTGCTAACGGCATCGGCCGGTCAGGATCAGGCAATTTCGGCGGCGGGTGGCAACACGATGTCTGCGGCTTTTGGGTAGACATCCCAGCATCCAGCCTCACTTCCGCAGACAAAATCACCGTAGATTATGAATACATCGGAGACTCTCCAGGAAAACATGGAGTCTGTTTTTGGGATGCTACCACCACGGCCGGGGGAACTGTAGAATCGTATATCGGCACATGGGGTAACAATCCACTCGCCAGGTTCCCCACAACCGTAGATCTCCCGCTCATCGTAGTAACAAATCAATCCTCTCTGATTTCAAACACCCTCTGCCGTCGCAGAGTCATTATTCGCAATAATCCGTAGAACCCCTCCGCACCGCTCCTGATGCGGTGATTTGACACCTTGCCGCGTCGTAGCGGCATGAAGCTCTATATCGACCTCGCAACCCGGCGGTTCGTGCGCGGCCAGGGAGGCACGAGCACCGCTCTTTCGCGCCTTACTTTTAAGCGGCGCGATGTCATCGCGTTGGACATCGATTTCTTGCAGCGAGGGGAAGTCGTCCCGACCCCAGCAGGCACAACGATCATCGCCGCACTGAAAAGCAAATTTTCCGACGGCGAGTTTTTGGCGGTTGCCGACTCCGCTGGGACGCTCGACCTCTACACGCAGCCGGTCGAGGATCTCTTCGTCGGCAACACGGCCAGCGTCTCCGCACTCATCGAGGTGAAATGGAGCGCTCCTGGCGAAGCCATGCGCACCGCCACGCTCGCCGTGGAGCTGCAAAACTCCGTCATACTCGGCGACGAAGGCATCCCTGCCTCGGTGCCAAGCCTCAAGGCAACCCTCGCCGAAGCCGAAGCAGGCACCTCGAATGAAAAGTGGATGACGCCGCTTCGCGTCTGGGACGCCATCCGCAAGTCGGCCAGCGCGGCCGTCACCTGGGCAACCCTCGCGGGCAAGCCCTCAACCTTCCCGCCAGATACGCACACGCACACGACCATCCAGATCACGGATTTACGCGGCGGTGGAAATATCGCGTCGAATACAGCCCTCGGGCCTTCCGCACTTGCAAACAATACGACTGGCGACAAAAACACCGCGCTAGGCCCCTCCGCCCTTCAAGCAAACACCACGGGGTCAGGCAACACCGCCATCGGCCCATCCGCTCTTGCATTGTCCAA